TACCAAAGGTACTGTGAAGCTCTAAACCTCTCTAAAAAGCCTTTAGAAAAGCGCAGAGAGTGGTTAAATAAGCTAAAAGACCAAGACAGAGTAGAGCAGCTAAAATATTGGCTACAATTAATATGGAGTCAACGAGATGCGTAATCGTACCAAGTTCTTATCAAACCTTTTAGACCATTCAATCCAGTTGCTACCTTCTTTAGTGTGTTGTTATTCACTTTATATACTGTGTCTACTTGTACATCACCTGGTTTAGAATGACCATTTATAATTAATACAATAAAGTCATTTTGCTGAGACAATGCCTGGAGTAGATACTTTTGACCATTAGGTAACTTCTCATCTGCACGTTTCCATTCTGCTATTAAAAATTTACCCTTACGCTCACATATCATATCTATATTAGAACCTAACCAGTCAGGGTTACTTGGTATGATGTTTTCCATAAATCCAAAGTCTACGTGTTCTGCTTTTGGGTTTCTCATAGACATATAATTACCCCACTATCTGTAACGCTACATATCTGTATACTTCCATCTGGTTCTAATATAGTCACAGTCTCATTTGCATTTACCTCATGTATTGCAAAAAAAATAGCAGCCGTTACTATTAATACCAATATACATTGTTTATCCATCTTTGCTCTCCTCAAAGTTTATCAAATTGTTTGGATACATTTTGTAATACTTACCTCGTATATCATGTACCACTTCAACTCTTATACTACCATCACCCTCTTTAAAAAACTGAACAGTGAACCATTCACCTTCTATCGCCATTCTTCTTGTTATCATTTTTACAAATTCCATGTGCTGACAATGTTCTACCACACCACCATTTTTTATTGTCATATGTGTTTGCAGGCTGTTTACATTTGTGGCATACCTGCTGTCCTAATTTAATAGCCATCTATCAATTATTTCTATTACTACAATTAACACAATAGTTATCAGTGCAACTAAATAACATATTGCACAAGGCTCGTTAGTCTTCATCGTGTAACGGGTCTTCTATCCAATCGTCTGGTGCAACTATAGATGCCTTTTCTTTAGCTTCTTGTACCTCTAACTTCTTATCAGTTTCTACTAAATATGTAATCATCTTTTTTATATCGCTACGTTTTGCAACAACACCTGGTTCTTTTTTACCATAACGAACTATGTATTTAATGACATTGCCAATGTTGATAGCTTCACCGCCATGAAGATGGTTAGTTAAAATATCTTGTAACCATTGTAATTCTAAACCACGCTCTTCATCAATTACATAATACTTAGGGTACTTTGTAATCTCTTCACTCATAACTACTCCTCTATAATTATCATACCGTTTTCAAACACACAAGACACACCTTTTACTTTTAAATACACAGTTCCATTATCACCTAGCCTATGTATTAACTTACCTTTATGACACAATACTTCTTTTGATTCTATTGGTTGAGATACATAATAATGTAATCCTATACCAATAATCAATAAAAGTATAATTAATGCCATAAAATAACTCCATATTTTACTTAGCATAAACTAATTCTCCAATCACCTGATAATTTATCCCCAAGAGTATAATTATGCTTGTAATACAGATATTACAAATCTTAATGAAAGGGGAAATAAACATGTGGACAAAACCATCAGCAACAGAAATGAGATTTGGCTTTGAAGTAACAATGTACGTTTGCAACAAGTAATTAATAGGGAGCATTAAACGCTCCCCATTAATCTTTGATACATTACTGTATTTCTTCTTATCCACTTAAACGGAATCTCAACCTTTAACAATCCTACCTGACCTTGTGGTCTAGCATGATAATGAATCACCGCATGACCAGGTAACATATGTCTATTTTTCTTTTGAATAAACCTAATGACATTACCAGGGTAAGTCATCATCACCTTCTTTTGCCGGTTGTGGTGCAGCAGCTTTAGTTGTATCAGGCTTCCAATTATCTACCTCTGCATACCAATTACCTGAACGACCAACCATTACATTAAAGTTGACCCATTCATCTTGTTTAGATTGTAAGAACTCAATCAAACGATTTTTGTTAATAGAACCTGTACCTTTTACAAACTCAGGTGCTTGCTCTCTTGGTGGTTTAAAGTTCAAACCATTTATAAATTCTTTATCTTGTGCCATGTATTACTCCTTTTCAAAAATTGATTTAACACGTTCATATTCTGCCATATATTTTTTATTGTCTACACAATCAAAACATACATCACCATAATTATCTAAATATTCATATTTTAATCCTAACTCCTTTACTTTTTGTTCCCATTTTTTATTTTTAGTTACCCACCTTCCCTTCTTTGTATCAAACTCCTCATCAAAGCTGTACATATCTTTTCTATGTTTAATAATTCCACAACATTCACAATCAGCATATGATGAACGTCTTAATATTCCATCATCACCAAGCTCTTGTGGAAAAATTTCATAATCACAAAAATCTTTGTATGGCTTTCCTACAAGATATGAATAATCATTTTTATCCCATAAATCAAATGTAACATGACTATCATCTCTTTTGTAATAACCTTCTTCTATAGGATGGTCTTTGATAATTTTAAATTCATAATTAACTGAACCACTTTCTTCATTAATATACTTTCTTTCTTTAAATTCTTCTTCATTATTAATTAGCTCTTTCAATGAGTCTAATGCTTTTATTAAAGCCTCTTTTTTGTTATTAGCATTAATTTCGCCAAACCAATAATCTACGTCTAATACAACATCATATGTTGGCATAATTTACTCCTTAGTTAGCTCTCTGAGCTGATTAACAATGTCATCTACTTCTGTAATAAAAGTATTGACTTCCTCTTCGAGCATTGCTATGTAATCCTCATCACGTTCTACTTCAACATAGATAAGTTGTAGCTTTGGCTCAAAGTTTGGGTTGTAAGAAACGAAGTTAGCATAGTTAGCATTACAGCAAGCCATTTGCCATTGTACCTGGGCTTGATAGCGACTAGGTAAAACTCGTTCTAACAAATTAGTTGTATGGGTGGTTTCGATAGGGCATTTAATTTCTAGTATGCCATTATCAGGTAATAACCCATCAGGACTAGCACCAGCCATTTCAATCACGGGGTGGTCTATAAATCCTACCTGTTCTACTTTTATATCACGCACTATCTCATATATTTGACGAGCAGTATCTTCTCGGTCTATACCATCTTGCATAGCTTGGTTCATATAAAAGTCTGTTTGTTTGCCAGTTAATCGTTCAGTTGCTAATTGCATTTTATAGTTCTTACGCATAGCAGCTTCACCTGACTTTATCTTAGCAAGTACGTCATTCATTTTACTTGCAGTAACCTTGCCTAATCTAGCGGCAAACCATTCTTCTGTGCGCTGTTCCATTAGAAAGGGTCTCCGCCTTGTTGTTTAATAGCATTGGCTACTTCTTCTACACTAGCCACCGATGTATCTATACCGATACCTAGACATCCTAAACAACGACCAATCGCTGAAGTCTCTGCATTTTCTATATACGATGTTTTGTTAATAAAAGTAGAACCTTCTTTTTCATAGGCATGACCAGTTGCTCTAATCTGCCCACCAATAATAGCTATAGCTTTTATAACACATACACCATCTTGATGTGAAACAATCTCTGTCATAATAGAACCATCAGGGTACATATCTCTAAATGCTTTAATACGCACATTCACTTCTACATATTCTTTGCCTTTGATATTAACAGTTCTTAATTTAGGCGTTACTGTTTTAACTTTATTTTCCATGAGTTGTTGTTCCTCTTGTTGTTGTTTAGCTAGAGCTGCGTCATTGTCTGCACGCAACTCCTCTGTCATATTATGTAATTCGTTAATTATATTATCCATGTTACAACTCCTACACCAATAATTAATAACCAAAAGATTAACTTATCTTGTGCATCTTTTATCTTGATTTGTTTTTGTTGCTGTGACCAGTGATTAAACTCTCTCATAATTATTCTCCTAATAAATAATCAATATATGTTTCTGCATCTGACTCTGTATTAAATGACTCAAGATACATTTTGTTTTCAAAGACCATATAAACATCTTCTTCATGGTCATACTTAATATTATAATCTGCACGAGGTAGTGATTCTAAATAACCATCGTAATCTTGTAACCAACTATCATATGTGTTCATAACTCTCTCCTTAAAATTAATTACCACAATACCCATTTTATATACACAAAAATATAAAGTCAACCCCCTTGACTTAAATATTTTAATAAATTATAGTGTTGCATAAGGAGGTCAAATATGACATTTAACGAAGCAATCAAATTATTTAAGAACAGACGGGAAATGGCGCAAGCATTGGGTGTAACTAAGCAAGCAATTAGTTTATATAGTTTAACCCCAGATAAACCATTGCCTTATTACAGAGAGATACAAATTGAGCATTATTTTAATACAAAGAAGATTTAGTCATTTAGTGGCTGATAGAGAGGGGTTTGCATTGAAGAAGTTTTACTGCTACCAAGATGCAAAGCAATTTATAAATAATAAGCCTGAATACATGGTCAAGAAAATTAAGTTTGACCTGGGTAAAATAGAGGAGTGTTTATTTTGAGAGTGAGAAATTGGGATAAATTCCAACCAACAATGAAGGATAGAAATGTGATTTGGATAAAATTATATCGTCAAATATTAGAAGATTACGAATGGCATAATTTGTCTTCAGATAGTAAGGCAACGCTAATAGAGCTGTTATTACTAGCATCTGAGAACAATGGTCAACTTCCTGAAGTACATAAGATAGCATTTCGATTACGTAAAACAGAAGAGTTTATACAACATGAAATCGACTTGTTATCACATTGGTTACAACTTGATAACAACTTGATAACAACTTGTCAACAAGATGTTGCCCTAGAGAAGAGTAGAGAAAGAGAAGAGAAGACATATGTGCGTTTTGATGATTTCTGGAATAGTTTACTTCCTAAACGTAGAGTTAATAGAAAAGGTTGTTTAGAGAAATGGAAAATACATAACCTAGATACAGAAGCAGATAAGATTATCTCTTGG